CTACGTCTGCTTTGACCTTTAGCATTACGTACTCTCTCTTGGTTAGAGACAATACGATCACGCAAATTGCGTGCGCTTTCAGTCTTAGCTTTTGTAGAAATAATATCTTCTAGGTTAAACCCACTAAACATCAAGTAGTCTATTGCAAGCTTGATATCCATATCAGCTTCTGAATAGTCTACGTCTCGTTGGGTTCTACCGCTGTCATCTACAGGTGCAGAGATATACTCAAAGAATGTAGACTTATCTCTGTCAGGAATTCTAATCCCTGCAAACTCTCGTCCTTCTTCAAGTGTATTTGCTACCCCATCCCAGAATGCTTCTTGTTCAGCTTCTTGCTGTTCATACATTGCAAGTTGTTGCTGATACATCTCTTCACGTTGCTGTTGCTGCACTTGTGCAAGAGAATCTTTAGCTAGCTGTGCTTTATCGAACAGCTTACCGCTGTCTTCATAGTCATCCAGCATATCTTGAATGAAAGCTTGGTCATGACCTTTGTACTGGAAGTACTGAGACAGTACAGCCTTTTGAGTCATGGTATCCTTTTCACTCATTGGGAGATTCCCAAAGTCATTCTGGGGATTATGTGCTTGGAAGAATTGATCTGATTCTCCTCCTGCAAGCACATAGTCTAAGTGCCGTTGAACTTCAGGAAATTGCTCGAACAGTTCTTGTATCTGATTCTCTGCAACTTCTTGAGAAATATCTCTTACGTATTCTGTCAGGCCTTCGACTGTATCGTCGTACTCATTTTCGAGCTCGTACCCTAGAATATCAGAGATTTGATTTGCTATTGGGGAATCTGAATCTTCACCTTCGTATTCATCTTCTACGTAGGTTTCTTCTTGTGGACGTTGATAATCATCATCATCATCATCTTCGTCCCCATATTCCCTAGCATCCTCGTCTAGTTCGTTGTCAATAGGTTCTTCTTCCTCAACTTCTTGAGGCAAGGTTTCTTCAACTACATCAAGGCCCGGAGCCCCGTCACCGATAACGTCATCAAACGATATCGAGTTGAAGTCTAGTTTGTCATTTGGGTCTGTCATTGCACAAAGGTATTTAGTGTTATTGGGTTTGCTTTTATTAAATTATTTTTTACACTAGTAATTATTATATATCACTAGCCTTTTCTTATGTTTCTTATATTCTGCCTAGTACGCTTATTAATAGCTTTAATTCTAGCTTTGCGTTCCTTAGCAGTTTCTACTTTACCCTGCAGAGTATTAGACAGTTGTTCTACTTTCTGTTTCCCAGATTTTTTCTGTTCTGGAACTTCTGTAGTAGTATCTACTATATCCTGAGATACATCATTAGTTTTAATTTTATCTGCACCTCGTCTGTCTATCGTCTCCAGGTCAGTAAGATCTCTATCAGGTATCTGGGCTGCTATATCAGCTTGTTGTTGCATAGCCTGTGCTACCATATCAGCTTGTTTCTGATTGTGCTTAGCATCTCCTACAGCTCTCTGCATGTAAGGTGTTTGTCCTATGTATCTGTAGTAATCAAACCTGCCTTCTTGTACCTTACCTTCGTCATCTCTGACATCTCTTGCTTTGAGCTTGTTTTCTCTAAACTTAAGTCTTGTCCCGTCATCAGCTTGGTAGGCATATATCTCATCAGGGTTATTTGTCTTTTGTGACAGTATTGTAGTGTGGTGGGGTCTGAGTGCTCTTCCTTTAGATGGGTCTCTGTAGTCTACAGGAGAATACTCAGTCATAAGTGCTATGTCCCCGGGCTCAGCTTCTTCTGCAGATATTCTTTTGAATGGGTTTTTACCTGACTTTACTCCCCCAACAAAGCCGTAGTTCCCAGAATACTCTGGTACATCTGTAGCACCTGCTTTCTTGTATGTGTAGCACCCATAGGGGGTACAATACAGCTCATCGTCTGCATTGTACTTGCTAGGCTTCATCACCATGATGTTGTTTTCAGGTATAGCTTCTAGAAGTTCTGGGTATGACTTCTTGGCTTCTGCTTCGAGTTCTTTGTACTCTGCAGGAGTCTTGGCCCTCTTCATCTTGTTGAAGTGTGCGAGGTGAGGACGATATTCAGAGCTACTTCCAAAAATATTATTGGCGTTCAGTATGTCATAGTTTAGTTGCTCCAAGTTCTCTGCAGTTGGGATAACGTTAGCTCTTACATCTTGTACTCTCTGCTGTTCTGCAGACAAGTCAGCTTGTCTTTTTCTAACGTTCTGTGCTTGGTTAGATGCTTGAGTATCAGCAAACTCTGTAGGGTTATTGGCTTCTAGAGCTGGGAGTAGATAGTCTACTACAGTTCCTTGTTGAGCTTTTCTGTACCCACCATGTTTTCTTTGAGACATAAGGCCTGCCCCAATCCCAATAGGTGCTGCAGCTTTGAATATATCATCTGATCTCATATCGAAAAATCCAACATTACCAGTGCTGGACTTCAAGAAATTCCCAGGCCTATTCATATGCATGTTTACATGAGCACCCCAATCACCATCATTCAGTCCAAACATTCTTATATCATCTAGACCTTTCTTATAACCCAACTCTCCTAAATAATCTGTTTGCACCCTATTCCCAAACTTATCTATAGCTACTTGCTCAAAGTCTGGAACTTTGCTGGGTGTTTTGTTAACTACTCTATCGTAGTTCTTTGCAAACCATTCATACCTACTAATTTCAGTTTCTAGTTGGTTTATTTTAGATTCATTTCGGTATTGCGCTGGTTTCCCTTTCTCAATATCTAATCCAATCTTTTGGCTAGTAAGCCTTCTTTCTATCTCATCTTTAGGTGCACCTGCTATCCTTAACTCCTTCCAGTTATCTCCTTGAGATACTATTCTGTAAGAATTAGGGGATTCCTTAGCATACAAGTCTGCTACGAATCCTTGAGGTTTACCCCAGTTCCTTTTAGTGAATGGAGTTAATCTTTCAGGTTGCCCCCATCCTGAGTAATAAGGAGTAGAAGCTAGCTGAGGATCAGCTGAGAATACAGGCTTATACCCAAAACCTGGGTCTATGTCCATGTCAGGATAAGTTTTTCCTGTCAGTGGGTCAATCTCAGTAGGATCAATCTTTATACCTCTGCTAGTTCTGTAAGCTCCTTCTGGGAATGCTTTCTTAAAGTGAGAACTGTTCTCTTGTATAAATTGCTCTGGTCTACCTCTAAATGGGGAACCATCAGCATTCCTCATCCAAGTCCCATTCTTCTTAGTCTGGAACTCTATATTCCTATACTCTTCCATCAAGCTAGGATGGTTAGGAGTATCAGGATTCCACGCACCCCAGTCTATCTCAGACTTAAACAGTGGTTTGAAGTTCTTTCTTAAAGCTGCCCCAGCAGCAGTCATAGCTATATCTAGTCCTTTGTCTATAGGTAAGAAGCCTATGCCTCCAGCTATCTGTCCTATGTTAGAAGTAGCAGGGTTATCATACTCATAAGCTGCTCTAGCTTCATTGTCAGCCCCAAGTCCTGGGGGAGTCATGAATGCAGTATTTGGGTTAACACCCTTAGCTACCTGCTCTCTTCTCCTTTGGTCAGCCTTAAACATTTTATCTAGACCTTCCTTCTCTCTTGCACTGATGTCAGGTTGTGGTCCTAGAAATGTTTGTGTGGGTTGGGGTGGGGCCTCATTGAGATACATCTCAGGAGGTGCAGGCATAGACACTCTAGTATTGTCTGATGCAAATCCTCCTACTTGGTAGTTTTTATATTCTTGAGCCATACCGTCTGGTAGAATACGGTTAGCCAACATCTTGGTGGTGGCTTCTGCTCCTTTATCATCTTGGAATACCCCAACTAAACTTCCTGCTAGGTTGTTAAAGACATCCTCAGCAGACTCTCTAAAAGTATTATTAGATTTTGCTGTAAGCTCATGAAACAACCCCATAGCATTTGCTCCTAATAGAGACATGCCTGGGGATAGTCCATAACTTCTTAGTTTGTTTACTGCATATGCAGACGCTAATGCATGTCTGTATGAATCTCCTTCTCCGGGTACTTCGCTAGCTTTAACTGCTTCATTCGCTTTATCACTAGCTCTAGTTTCTACATTGTACAAGTCAGCTAGAACTGTGTTAAATAAACTTCCTCTATCTGCCCCAGGATCTCCTATTTGAGGAGCATTTGGATCGTCGTCATCCATAGGTTCGACAGTTTTTACAAAATCTCCTTCCTGCATACGTGTAGGAGTTTCAAGCACCATACCTCTTGCAGGTCCGCTGTCTATGTTCGTGAGGCCGGGAGGGACGTTCTCATATGACTTGACTAAGTGTCCCTGCTCATCATACTTCTTTATATCAATCGGGGCTTTCATCCCGACTGTATTGAATGGGGTATTAGGAGGAACATCAGGGAATGCCATAGATGCGTCAGTCCTCCCGGCTTCGTGGAATGGTCTTAGTCCAGCCTGTTTTTGGTCCGGGGTTTGAGCAATCATTGTAGGGTCCTGCTCAGCCTGTCTGAACAAGTCTACATAGCTACCCTGATACCCATCAGCTTTAGCTTGGTTTATTATTTTCCTGCGGTCCTGGTTATTCATTCTCCGTTAGGAATAGTGTCCCCCTCTTTGTACAGCGCTTTCTCTTTGAGCTTTATCTCTTGCTCTTTAAGCTCAAACTCACGCAGCATCTTTTCCATATCAAGCTGCATCTTCCCGGTTTGGTCCTTAGACTCTGCAGCTATTAGAGCTTTCTCTATCTCAACCTGACGGTCTTTGTCTTTGCTAAGCTCTTCTTGCTGCATCTTCTGCTGCTCCATTTGCATAGCTTGTTGTTGCTGTTGCTGTTGAGCTTCTTGTTGTTTCTGCTGTAGTTCTTCTTGAGCTTTCTCTGCTTTACGAATCTTATCCTTAAGACCGATAAAGTTCTCAGTATCAAACATATCCAGCACTGTGGAGGATGGGATACCTGCTTGAACCATTGATTGTCCGATAGCTCTTGCTTGTTCGAGCTTATCTTGGTCTCTCCCAGAGTCTGATACGAAGATTCCGAACTCTGACTCCATGAGTTCCATTGATGTTATATCAAACATCTGTATTGTGGTATCAGGCATGACGTACATACCTTTCTTCCCGTTTACCCAAGCATCCTTAGAGTAATCAAGCAAACCTTGCAGTTCTCTTTGCTCAAAGCGTGCAAACTTGCGGAACAAGTCTTCAGTGATATGACTTGACTGTACGATAGCTTGCTGAGATGCAGCTTTACCTTCGTACGGTCCTATTCCCCCTTGTCTTTGGCGGTTGACCCCAGATATCTTTTCCCACTCCAGCTGTATGGATTCCAGCAGCTGTAGATATTGGTCTATAGTTTTGATAGACATATCCAGCACAGACTGATGCTGTGGAGATAGTTGTATACCTTCTTTGTTGTAGTCAACCCATGCAATACCTGTACCTTCTACAAAGTACATGAACTTATCCATGTCCCACTTCTTGGGGATCATGTTGATGTCGAACTGAGCTATGATATCTTTAGACCTAGCAATAGCTAGTTCCATACGATACTTGAAGATGTTGTAGTTCAGCTGATACGGGATCCCAAGGCTAACCAGGGATATGTTGTCAGAGTTTATGTCTGAGTATTTTCTCCCATTTACAGGAAGCTTGCATTTAGACGGGTTATCCAGTGATGTACGCTGATTAGCTATAGGGTTGATGTCTATATAGAATCTCCCATCTATGCGAGTACCTTCCCATACTTCATTGACCCACTCGTATCTAATCTTAGCCCCAAGTGACTTCATCTCTTTTGAGAGTCTAAAGCCTTCCTCTACCACCATCTCTTCGTCAGTGCCTGTAAGTGGGTCACCATATGTAACAAACCCAATGCGCTTACGGCTTTTCCAGTATACAGTAATGCATTCTATGAGTCTATTGCGATAGATGTTTTCATCGCTACCGTTAGCTTCTGCTCTGTATAGCAAGTAAGAATCAGCTGATGTCTGCTGTGGGTTTTCGAGCTCTAGTATTTGCTCATCAGTCAGTGACTCTCCGAAGGTGTCTATTACTGTAGATGCGTGTGCGTACTTACGTACCATAGCCCAGTCCCCATCTTCCACAAACTCTAGGTCTGGGTCCTTGTCGTAGTCTATGTCTAGCGGGTTGAGTATCTCGTAGAATGGGTCATTTCTGATGACACCCTTGTGTGAGTATACTTCACCTGTCACCAAGTAATGAAAGAAACCTTTTTGGAATTTATCCCTGATTTCTTGATTCTGCATAATGTAGTTAATAGCAGCTTGACCTTTCAGTGCTCGGCTATCTACATACGTACGCTCAAATTCTTCAAGTATTTGCTGAGGAGCTGGGGGTTGCTCTGCCCCTTCCTGTGGAGCTACTTTTTGCTCAAACAGTTGATTAGCTATTTGTAAAAGAGCGCTGTACTTCTCTTGCTCTTTGATAGATGTACTGTCGGCATTGGTGACAGTTACTGTGTAGTTCAGTGGGCGCTTGGCTTTTTCCCCTAGTAGCAAGTCTATGATAGGCTTGATGATGGGGTAGTTCCTAAGTTTAGATGGGAAGTTATTCCTAGTCTTACCGTAAGGCTTGAGCACGTACCGGTAGTCCTGCTCATCGATAACTCCGTTGTAATAGTCGTACAGTGACTTGAGATATGATCTCCGTTCACTGACCCCGAACTTAGATAAGTCTATGTAAGCTTCGACACACTCTTCCCTC